TATACTAAAGACATGGTTGAGGGGCAACCAAGCAACAATTAACAATTCGGCGGCAAGAAAGAGAGTAAAAATGTTCAAATCAACCTTTCAGTTTTTCAGAATTAAAATCACTGTAAAATTGGAGGTTGTAAATAAACGAAAAGTAAAAACTAGAAAATAAAACCTAGAAAACACAAACACTAAAATAAAAACAGCCCCTCAACCATCGCCGCCGCAGAAAGGATAGCAAAGATGACTTACGAAGAATTCAAAAATCAGATGATTGGTAAAAGCGAAGCCGAAATCCTCGACTTTGTTAACGTCAACTCTGACAAGTTCGAACTCAAGCAGGTTTACTACGGCACTTACGAGCAGCGCACTACTGACGGCGTCGCGGTTGTCAAAATCGGTAGCGCTAACAACCACCAAGCCTCAGCTCGCTTGGTCGGCGATGCTCGCTTCCTCGCTAAAGAAAGCATCGAAGCTCGCGAAGCAAACAAGAAAGCTGTCGCAAACATCAAAGCTGAAGATTTTATCGGCAAGAAAATTTGGGGCAACGAAATTGTCGCAGCTGAGTTGAAAGACGAAGCCATCGTCATTACCTTGAAAAATAGCAAGACTTACAGTTTTAAGAATCTTAGTAAATTGGTTAGCTTAACTGCTTAATAAATGATAAACTTTTTATAAAAAATAAGGAGAACTCACAATGTACAAAATTACAACAGACAACAATGCAGTAGCAGTTAATAGCTACGATGAAGTAGTCAAAATGCTCGAAGGGTTTGCGCGTTCAGCTGATTTTCTACTTGAATACGGCAAAGTAGTAACCATCAAGTTAGAAAAATTAGTTGATGACAAAATTGTTCTAGCGCCAGAAGAATTGACAAAAGCTATTCACGACGATTTAATCGGTTTTAGCGAGAACTTTACAGCTGTAGTTTTCAAAGATGCTACAACAACAATTTCAGCAAGAGGTGTTCTTGTTTAGTCAGAGGTTATATGAAAAAAACTAAGCACATACATATTAAGGTCTCAGAGAGCGATCACGAGATCATCACTAAGCGAGCTGCTGAATTGAATATGACGGTTAGCGAATATATACGACGATTGGTGGTGGCAGATGTTGCCGTTGCGGAATCTAAAAAATAGTGATAAACTTCAAGCGCATGGTTTGAACATCCATGCTCTCTTTCCGCCCTCTGAAAAAATGGGGGCGGGTTCATGAAAAATCTCCTCAGAAACTATTGACTTATGCAATCGCGTTTGCTATAATTAAAGCATAAGATAAGAAAGGACAACACTAATGACTAATATTGAGAAACTAGAAGCATTAACTAATGATAATATGATTAATCTCATGTATCATCAATGGGATAGATACAAATCAGTCAATTCTCATCAGATTAATCTAACTGCTCTTTGGCAAAAATGGATTAGACGCTAAATCTAATCCATAACAGATTAAAAACAAGCACTATGCGAGGGTGCTTGTTTTATTTTGGATAAAAAACTATAATATGATTATGGTAAAAAAGCAAATAGATGGGGCTTGCCCCTATCAACAGGGAGAGGAATGAGAAAGGATTATGAAACTCGTTTTGGCGGTCCGCGTGGAAACAAACAGGCTAATGGGATGTGGGATCGCAAAAAGAACGCTCGTTATAAATTAGAGAAAATCATTCAATTAACAGAGGCGGAACTTCAAGAACTCAAGGACAACCCTGAAGCTGCTGCGTTCGATAAACGCCTAGCTGAAGCTATTCTTAAAGCTAAGTGGAACGAGCTTGATGGAATGCTTACTCAAGTCTACGGAAAGCCCAAAGAGCAAGTTGACTTAAGATTAGACGCCGGTGAAGCGCCTATCATAGCCGGTTTCATCATCCCAAAACTGCCTCAACAGTTCATTGAGGGAGACATTCAGGAGCAGCTAGGAGACGACTTTGAGGGCAATTCTGACAAGTAATATCTCACCAAACGGGTATTTTGGCTCACTTTGCGAGCGGGGGGATGTCAAAATGCCGGCTTTATACAAAACTAGCCCAGATTTTGAACTCAAATAAGGTATAAAATGCAAGATTTACCAGTTTTCGACCAAAAACAGGCTGAAAAGTATCGCAAAAAGGGGTATTGGGTGCCGTTTCCGGGACCTCAATCTCTAGCTTTAGCCATCTCAAGCGACCGAAGGTACAGAGAGATGCTTTTCGGTGGAGCTCGTGGCGGAGCGAAGACTTCAGCTAGTATTGCAATTCTCTCAAGAAGATGCAGGGACAACAGAGCTAAACAACTCGTCATCCGTAGAAATGCTGAGGATTTGTCTGACTTCGAAGACCGAGCCGCTCAAGCTTATACTGTCATGGGGCTGAAATTAAGACGTCATCCGATGGTTTTGTCTGGAAAACATACCGGCAGGATTTTGGGCGGACACCTCAAAGACGACGACGCCTACACAAAATATCAGGGACACGAATATTGCAGAATCAACATCGAGGAGCTTACGCAGATACCTAGAGAGGATTTGTATCTTAAACTAATCAGTTCGTGCCGCTCGAAGTATAGAGATTTATTTCCGCAAATTTTTAACACCGCCAACCCTGGCGGTATTGGAATGAAATGGGTCAAACAACGCTTTGTCACGCCTGATTTATCCAAAGCTCATGTAGTTAAGCATGTCTATGATTGGACAGATGTCCATGGGAAGCCTCGGCAAACGAAATGGCAAACGATAATCGATAAGGAGACAGGATTGTGGAGAGCCTACATCCCATCGACTATAGACGACAATCCAGCTCTCTTAGAGAACGACCCTGAATACGTTAAACAGCTTGACGCTTTGAAGAGCAGCAACCCCGACCTCTATAGAGCTTGGAGATTGGGAGATTGGAATGTGCAATTTGGCGCGGTGTTTGATGAATTTAGAGAAGACAAACATACATTTCAACGTTTCGATACGTGGAACATTTCACAAGATGACTTCAACAGCTCATTTAGAATTGCTGGAATGGACTGGGGATATAACGACGAGTGCGTAATTCTATGGGCGACATTCGATACGATTACTGAAAAACAGGAGCGCGCTTTTATTTACAGAGAGAAGCACAACAACCACAAGAATCCTCGATGGTGGGCAGAACATTTCAGGAACATTCAAGAAGTTGACCCTGTTCAGGTATTAGCTCTGCCTCACGACGCTTATTCTCATTTAGGGGGGAATAAGCCAATCTATGAAGTATTCAAAGAGGAGCTTGAAACTCTTCCGCCCGATAAGCGACCGAAATTTATTAAAGCCGACAAACTCATGAGAGACGTCAAAATGTCAGCTGTTAATAGCTTACACGATATGTTGGCTGACCAGGTTGACGGGAAGCCTGGAATATTAATTCACAGTTCAGCCAATTATTTGATAGATACACTACCAACGATAATTTATGCAAAGGATTCAGGTGGCGAGGAACTAGACAAAGACAACGAAGACCACGCGCTTGACGCTTTATTCTACACCTTACTCACTGCAAATAAAGTCAGAGGTAAGATTATCAATCCTGCTAAACTTAAGGTTAAACCAACTCAGTCATTTGTGAATACCGGACAAGTTACTGCTAAGGAGCTTGGTATTGAAACCGATAAGCTAGTCAAAAACGCTATTCGCCGCTAAGTTTACAGATATCAAATTGATTATGCGATGATATTATAAAGTTATGGAATATGAAACACCTGCGTTCAACGACACTATTGTGAATAACGTTACTGATGACACGGGGATTATCGACGACCAATCAGCGCTCACGCTCGACACACCTGATAGAGAGTTAATTGGTAATTTTAAGCGTTGGATTGCAGACACTAAGACTTTTTGGAATGATAGAGAGGGCTATAATTTAGAGAGCGCCCGAAATAAGAACGAGCGGTATTATCTTGGGAAACAAATAGACATTTATAAGTTCTACGACCACCAAACACCGTACGTAGATAATGAGATATTCGTTGGAGTTCAAGCAATTACAGCTTACGTTTCTGCTAATTCGCCAGCCTGCGAAATAATTCCCGAAAACGACCAGCCACAATCTGTTGTCATGGCGCAAGAATTAGAGACAGCCATCAATACTCATACAGAACGACACCAATTCAACAAAAAGGTCAAAGCTGCAGTCAAAGACTTATTCATCAATCGAGTTGGTTGCATAAAATTGAAGTGGGACGATGTTCAGAAAGACGTTATACCGATAGTTGTCGACCCGCGCCGCTTAATTCTGGACAAAGATTGTAGACTAGGCGAAGAGCCGAAGTTCATTTGCGAGATATGTACAGATACAACTGCTACGCTTTTCCGAAAATTCCCAGACAAAGAGAAAGAGATTATGCGAGCTTTGGGGTGGCAGCGAAAAACTACTGGTCGCATGAACCAGACAGTAGCTTATAACGAAATATGGTTCACCGATTTCACAGCTGCGCCAGGCGAGCAAGAGTGCGTAGCCTGGTATCTTGAAGACGTTGTTTTGGGTAAGATGAAAAATCCAAATTATCTCTACGATAAGGAGGGCGTATCAATCACGAACTTCATGGATTACCCGACAAAACCATATGTATTTTTCAATTATCTAAACGACGGAACTAGCTTAATCGACCAAACTACCGCTACTGAACAAGCGATACCATTGCAAGACATTCTCAATAAGCGCGGACAGCAAATAGTAGACAATGCAGACACTGCAAATAGCATGTTAGTGCTGAAATCCGGTTCAGTGAGCGAGGATAATGCCGCGAATATTGTACGCGCACCAAACCAGGCGCTACTGTTAGATTCAGGACCCGAGCAGCCAGTATCGAGCGCGTTTGGCGAAATATCGCCGCACCTGCTGCCAGCTTACGTAATTGAGGACAGGGATAACGTTAAGAACCTTATTCATAATATTCTAGGAACGCCATCTCAGTTCAGAGGCGACGACTCTAAACGCGAGGTTGGTACTCTGGGTGAGGCTAAAATGATTCAGTCTCAGGCTAGCGGCAGGCAGGACGAAATCGTGCGCGAAATTGAGAATAGCCTAGATAGATACTTCAGACTACTAGTTCAGATGATGAAAGTCTACTACGATGAGGCTAAGAATTTCGCTACCCGCGATTCAGACGGGAAGTTTGTCTACGTAGAATTATCAAGAGAGAGCATGCCGAACGTCGCAAGCATATCAGTATCTCACGGCTCGTTAATCCGAACAGATAGAGAACGTAGAGAGAACATTGCAATGACTTTGGCGAAATTAGGCGTGATTGACCCGTATAACTTATTCAAAGACCTCTCACTAACCGACGCGAACAAACGATACGAAGCCTTAGTTAAGTTTAAGATGGATCCGTCTAGCCTCGTATCTGACGTGCGAAGCGAAATTGATGATAAAGAAGCCTACATTGACTTCGCCATCATCATGAACGGACAAGAGCCGAAACCGCGCGATAATGTGCAGCCTGGGTATATTAGAGCTATCCGCGAGTTACTCATGACCGACCAATTCTTATATGCGAAACCTGATAGACAGCAGGCTTTGATTGACTACATTGAAAACGTGGTTATCGGCATACGGAATAGAGCGAAACTTGAAGCAGATGACCAGCAGGGACTACTATTAGATCCAAGTATTCCAATCACGCCAGAACCGCCAGAGCCTGAACCGCAACAGCCAATGCAGCCAGGACAGCAGCCGCAACCTCAAGTAGAACAAATGCCGCAGGGTATGAATGAAGCACCAGTGCAGGACGCGGTTAATCCAGATGAAATAACATTAGGTAATATGCTTCCAGGAATTTAATTAAAAGAAGTGAACATGTGCGTATGAGTGCGTTGAGTAATATATTTAGCAAAATCCTGAAAAATAGCGGTGATGATGTAGCAAGTAGGTTGGCAAGCCAGTATTCAGATGATGTTGTGAGCAGGTTTGTAGCAAGTAGTGCTGATGATATAGCGGCTAAACACGGCAACCTGATCGCAACACACCAATTGACACCAGACAAATTGCGAGGTGCTGCTGAATTAGGAGGGTTTGTGCAGCCGTCTATGGCTGTTGTTGATCCGAGCAAGGGTGCTAACTTTCTTCCTAGGAGTGATTTTGGCGATATCGTCATGGTGGCTAACCGAGAGTCTATTAATCCGGCAAGCACTGCAAAGACAGTGCTGGGGGATAGAGATATTTATTCTCCAAGATTCCCAACTACAACATATAAGCTAAACGAAGATGCACTGAGAGAGTTTGCTGCAGCCAACAATATGTCTGATGCGTCTGCTAGAACCAACCTCTCTCTAGATGAACTGTATAGTCCTGCTATGCGTGATGCGTTTCAAACACAAAACCCAAGGTTTGCAGATGCTCATGTGTCAGAGATTAGAGACACTCCTGAGTTTAATAAATTTGCTCAAGAGAATCTCGACAAGCTTCGTGGTGATAAAATAATTAGGTATACCAACAGACGAGGAACACAAAAAGAGCTACCACTGACAGCACAAAATGCGAGTGACGCCATGAACGAGCTTGCAAACATTGGCTCTGAGCAAGGGTTCACTCCACCAACAGCAACAGCGTACACCAATCAGACTAAAAACATAAAAGACCTGGATGATTTATATAAATTACGGTATCGACTTGTGGACTCTGTAACAGGAAATGAAACAAAACAGGCTATTAATAATGAGTTCTCTAGGGTTTCTCAGGGAATTAGGGGCGTTAACCTGCCACATATAGACAACGATTCATTCTTTAGTGATGAAGCTGCAAATTATCTAAATGATGTGCTGAAAAAGCCTTCTGTTGCACGTCAAGCAAAATCCGAATTGCCACAAGAGTTGATGAAAGATATAGATGATTTGAGGAAAGTGTACAAAGAAGCCCCTGTATCTTATTTTGAAGCAAAGCCACGTCGTGTCGTTGGAGGCGATGAGTTTTACGGTGCATACATACCCCAAAACGCACCACAGCAAGTGCTTGATGATCTTGGGCGTCTTGGTGTGTCTAATATCAACACATATGCTGATAGCGATGACCTTGACAGGCTACTTGTTAATTTAGCAAACAAGGGAGAGCGTGGACTATCGCCGTACGTGCTTGGGCTTGGTGGTATTGTTCCAGCAGGTGGTATACTTGCAGGTCTGATAGGTGGTAATGACGATCGGACCATGGTATAAATGTCATGATAGGCGCAGATATCTTAAAAACACTACTCAAAGAAGGCGAAGAGCCATTTTCCAAAGCGCTTCGCGGTAGATTAACGACCATGTCGCGCAATCCTAATACAATAGGCGCTTTGGATGATATCGCTGATAAAATGAATATTTACAAAACCGCTTTGGAGAACGTCCGACCATCATCAGAAGTCGTCGTATCGAAAGGCGGGAAATTCGCAGGTGGCAGAGATGCTTCATACGATTTACAAGAACAACTCAAGAGCTATATGGATGATCTTTCCAGAATGAGAGACCAGCCTAATAATGCTATTGATTTTTTCATGTCAAAAAATAAGTTAAATGATCATCCGTTGAATAGGTATAGCTTAAATCGCATTTTTGACAAAAATCTTGGCACAAATTTCGGCGACTTGGCGCATTTGGCTTATCAAAACAAAATGTCTGCGCTCAATAAGATGGAAATGCTTGGCGCGTATGACAGTAGGCTCGGAACGTCAAGAGAGATACCAACCGAGCTGATTGACGATATGCTTAAGATGGATACAGTTAACAAATCGCCATATAGCGCTAGTTTCTACAATGACTGGGACATTAGCTGGGGTCATAAGCCGCAAGGCAGCTTGAGGGTTAGCGACCACTGGAATTTTCCAAGCCAAGGCAAAACTCATGCGCGCATTAAGGATAATCCAGATTTCAAACAGGGCTGGGCGCTTGGGCAATACGACAACGGCTTATATAATATCTTGAAATACTATTAGTAATTTGCTATACTGAAATTGCGAAAAAGTTGCCCTACCTAAGCATTAAAGAGTACCCTCATGGGTGCTTTTTAATTTGCCTAGATTATGATATAGTTTAGACATCAATAGAAAGGGGTATACATGGATTTAAGCGAGGTCGCTGAAAACGCCATAGAAGAGGTGGAAAATACACAATCTGAGCAAGAGGTTGAGAGCAAGGAGAATGACGAGCAACAGAACATCGATACTGAGGAAGCCGAGGAGACGTCGGAAGCAGACGCCTCAGAAGAATCTGAAGAGTCTGAAGAATCTGAAAGCGAAGAGGACGAAGATAGCTCAGAATCTGAAGAACGAAAAGAGGATAAACAAGCACAAGAGCTTTCGGATGATGAACTATTAGCCGAGTTAGAAAAGCGCGGGCTCAACAGGCAAGAGGACAAAAAAGAGAAAAAGCAGGAGGAACAGCCGCGAAGCTGGGACAGGAAACCTGCTGAACTGCCAAGCGAAGTTTGGGAGCAGATGGACGCTAGCCGGCGCTATATTTACAACAATCTGCCCTACCTAGAAGCTAGAGGCAAGGATGGCACAGTCTTGAAAATTAAAACGAGACAACAGATTCCGGCTGACTTTGAGTGGATAAATGACGCAGCTAAAGAGCGATTTTTGGGAGAAGAGCTACCAGCGCAAATATATCGAGCCGAACGCTTAAACGATAGTATTCAAAAACAATATCAGAGCCGCCAACAGGAGGAAGAACAGCGCCGTTACGACGGGATGATTGTCGATGGCGTTGCAGAGCTGCAGAAACAAGGGATTGTTCCAAAAATCACTACCGACTCACGCTCGCCTGAATTTGCCAAAGACCCTGGCGTGCAGCGTGCCGAGGAAGTGCTTAATCTATGGATGGAGTTCAATCAGAAAGGCGAAAGAATATCAATTGCTACAGCCGGACAGATATTCAAAATGCAGCACCCTGAACTCTATCAAGAGAAAAAGACCAAGTCTGCTGACGATAAGCGGCGCAAAAAAGCCTCTCGGAACATTTCTGGAGGCAGTAAGAGCACAGCGTCTGAGGAAATGGAAGGGCCAGTGTTCCCACCAGGGACGTCTTTAACAGATATAGCTGAATATTATGGAAAGGATTTAGATTAAATGAGCGAATTAACACCAGAACAGCTAACGCCTGAAGAACTACTGCAACAACAACTTTTAGGCACAGTACAAGGCAAATCTCATGCGCAGGAAGGCATTGTAGAGCGCATGACTAATTTATTTAGCAGTAATGATTTTGTGAAAATCCAAAACCCGTTCGATAGGCTTACTGGGTGGGTTTATGTAGACCCTGACGAAGAGGTTGAGTCCCGTCCGAATGATATGGAACGGCATGTATTCTACGGGAAGCCAAAAACCCGTGTCTTGCAGCCAAATGAAGAGATTGTGATTAGGGGTTGGGAAGCTTATATCGGTGTTGAGCGATTATTTAAGGAGTACGCGCAGCTTTCTGGACAAGGAATTTCGTCAATTTTGTTATCTGATACGGAAATTACTAAGTTTTTGGACAGAGTATTCAAAGGCGTGTTTAATCCCTCTGATTATGTAGGCAAACCAGCCCCGAAAGGTGCTGAAGAGGCTAAAGAAGTCGTCAATGCTGACGATGATAGAGTTCTAGATAATCTTGGTTTTGCTGATGACAAGCCAAAACGCGGACGCCCAAAAAAATCGTAGACCTGAATTGAACAAAATGCGTGCTACTATAAACATATGAAAGGTGGCGCGCATTTTTTATGCAGAAACTAACTAAAAAATCATCAATGCAAGACCCTGAAATCTATAAGCAATTAGGCGAGTTAACTGGGCGCTTTAACACGTTTGAGCAGAATATGGCGCGCGAGTTCGATGAGCTTAAACAGACGATACGCGAGCAGAAAACCGTATCATTTTCTACGTTTGAGAAGCAGGCAAGTAAAATAGACGCTAATATTGCTATTATTCAACAAAAAATAGATGAAATTGAGGACGCGAATAGGCTAAAAGAGGCTACGATTACTGGTAGGCTATCGCAATTTATTGATAAAGGAATTGTAAAAATAATTGGCACAACCATCATCACAGCGTTTCCGGTTTTCATATACATCACTTACCAGCACCAGATTGACGCGCTTATGAAAAAAGTTGATAATATTGGTAAAGTTCAAGAGGTTTTGATTAAGGAGGAAAAAAGGTGAACAAAGAAGCAATCATCAACTGGTTTAATGCTCGTAGGGGGCGTGTAACGTACTCAATGGCTGACCGTAACGGCCCCTCAAGTTACGATTGTTCTAGCGCGGTATATCATGCTTTAATTGAAGCCGGCTTTCTACCACAAGGATATCGTATCGGAAATACGGATAGCCTGTTTAACGACCTGGAAGCTCATGGCTGGAAACAGGTACCAGTAAATGCTAACGGTGATGCTGATACCCACAGAGGAGATATCTTTATCTGGGGCAAGCGCGGAGCTAGCGGAGGAGCGTTTGGGCACACCGGGATTGTGCTGAATGACAATGGAGATATTATCCACTGCTCCGCAGGGTACAAGGGTATTCACGTAGACAGCCATGACTGGCTCTGGGAAGTGAACGGCTGTCCTGCCTACACGTTCTATACCTACGTTGGGAACAATGTTTCAGACGACCAGATCCGTCAAGTATATCGCGAAGTCTTAGAGAGGGACGCAGACGCAGGCGGACTAGCTCATTATCGCTCTCAGATTAGTAAAGGCTGGACGCTAGACCAAGTAAGACAAGACTTATTAAACTCTCGAGAGCACACTCAGCTGATAGCAAATAAGCAAGCCGAAGCTGAAAGACGAGCACAAGAAGCTGAAGCGCGCCGCGAAGCCGCTGAAAAAGCCCGCCAAGCAGAAGCTGAAGCAAAGGCTAGGCAGGAAGCCGAAAACAAAGCCAAAGAGGCTGAGGAAGCGAAAAAACGCGCTGAGCAGGAGGCTAAAAAGCAAGCTGAAGAAGCAAAAAAGGCGAATAACGCAGGTCAAAGCTCTGAAAAACGGTCATTATTGCCGATTGCCACTCTGAATGAAGAACAATTTAATAATTTATTGAAAGGAACTGAAATGAAATTAGTTGAAGGCGAAAAATTTGTAGTACCAGATAAAATCCGTATGACAGTCTACCTATTGAATATTGTTGGCGCACCTCTTACATATATTGTATGTAATTCATTAGCTGCAACAGGAGTTATACCAGCTGCTACTGCTGAACAATTAGTGGCTATTATCGTCGGAGGACTGGGTATGCTAGCTGGAGCTATGGGAGTTACACACTTCACAAGGAGTAAGTAGTGTACGAGCAGCTAGCGTTTGATAGCGTACCGAAACCGGACGAGGAGCAATCTCTCGTATCTCAGTGGCGACACGCCAAGGAAATGCAAGAATACTGGCGTGAGGTACAGTTAGAGCTGGAAGATAGGCACTTTAAGATGAACGCCGGTAGAGTAGCCCTGGAAGCATTGGCGGTGGAAGAAGCATGCGAGAGTATAGATGGGTAGCGACATTTAGAGATGGAACAATTATAGAACAATCAGCAGATATTCGTGCTGCTTTTTGTCAATTAATAAACTATCTGTACGGTACGCCTGAACTACCGAAAAGACACTACCTAGAGAGCTTCATCTTAAAGAGCGATAGCAATAGGTTCGCGGTGTGTTTTGACTTTGATGGAGACGCTTACATTGAAACGCCGGACGATAAGATACTCATGACAGAATACAAGATACGCTCGGCGGCACTATTATATTCTACCTACCGCGGTTTATATCATTTAGGTTTTGGAGGCATAAATACTTGCGGTGAATTAGACGGAAAGTTTATCCTTATTCAAGGAGACCAATATATGATAGCTGACCATAATTTTAATCAACCATGCTACGCTATAGATAGATAGATAGATAGATAGATAGATAGATAGATAGAGGTTTATATGGCACCAACAGATGATAATTCAGTACCAGGCATAAATGTAGCCGGTAAAAATGGTGCGGCATTTCCAGTAATGGGTAACGCCGCAACTGGCGCTATTCTTGTAGCAAGTGCCGGCAGAGGCACGGGCGCAATTTCTAACGCTCCAAAAGACGCTAACCACGTATCAGGATTAGTTGCGAAAGATAAAGCTACCGGCAAGGCTTTCGCGGTGCAAGGCAATAAAGATACCGGTGCTATTTTCGTTCAAGACTTGAATGGAGGTGGAGGAGGCGGAGCTGCAACCTGGGGCAGCATCACTGGTGATATCTCAGATAACGCAGAGCTTACTGCTGAACTAAATAAGAAAGCAGATAAAGTTATCAATGCATTTTCTGGCACAGGTCAGCCAAATGGTAAAGTCTCAGCTCCTCCAGGCAGCGAGTACACCGACACAGCCGTCACATGCGGCGCAGTAAAATGGATTAAGATGCGGGGCATGAGTAATACTGGCTGGACTGTCTTGTACGGCGATACGGGGTGGAGAGATATAAGTACATTGTTGATAAACGGCTGGAAGAACAAAGCGAACCATATGATAATGCGGCGCATAAATTGCAAGGTCATTTTGAGATTTCCGTTTGTAGGTTTAGACGGCAGTGCGGCGACGAAGAGCGTATTCCTGACACTACCAGATGGATTTAAGTATAGAAACGGCTCAAATTATGGCGCTATCGGCACAATCGTTGTCGGCAACGGCTTTGAATTAGGAACGACTGCTAATTTGCAGATTGTGTCTAAGGACTTTGACTCGCTTTCAACAAAACCATCGAGCCTTGATATGACCGGAGAATTGTTATGGACAACAGACGATGCTTATCCGAGCATACTGCCAGGAACTGCGGCGTAATTTAACGAAAGGAGCTATACGGATTACAAAACTTTAACTGAAGAACAATTACAAGAACAACTGCAACTTATTATGGATGAGATTAACCGCCGTAATAACCTCAAAGAGATTCCAGAGCAAGTAGATAGTCTTGCCAAGAAATACGAAGAACTTGGCGGGGATAAAGAGGAGCTTGTCCATAGGATTCAAGACTAGTAGCAGCAAGAATTAAATAAAGGAGACTATTATGTCAGACTACAACGCAATTAAAAAACTACATGAAGCTGTAAAAGCGGAACAAGCAGACCACTACATAGAAACCATTAACAACAAGCCTGTCCTTGATATCCAATTCCAAGTAGGTGGCACTGCTACAACTGAACGTAATGGAGTATTTATTGAAGACTTGCTCATCGTAGCATATGCGAGACTCAATGCATTCAATAAGCAGTTGCCGTCGCGCGAGAACAGCATAGCGCTTACGAAGATTGAGGAAGCTATCATGTGGCTTGCTAATCGCAAAACAGAGCGTGAACTACGTGGAGTGTACGGAACTGAGCAGGAGTAGTATACTATCAGTACCGCAAGGTGTCTTAAGCGTTCTATCCCCCACTTTTTAGGTGGGGGATAAACTATGATATACTAATATTGTGTCTATATGACACAAGTCACCCTCCAAAATCTATGTTTAACATTTTTTTTGGTAAAATAACACCTCCTTCTATTTTGAGGAGGGTTATTTTTATATGGAAACAGCCCCGATAAGGAGAGGGCTGTTTCCTGTAGTATGATGAACCTACAAGATGTAGTATACAATAACCGGACGTAGATTAAAACAATTTATACTTTATACTAAAAGAAAGGAGAATATTATGGCAGCAACAGCAGAATGGTTTGAAGACAATGGAGCAGCGACCGGTACGCCGGCAAAAGGCGCTACCCGTACAGCAGCACCAGGAGGTGATTGGAAAAGTGTAGACAATACTACAACTACTCGTCAAAACGCGCGGATTATCGCCGGACAGCACAGTTTTCACAAATACCGTTTCGTGAAGTTTGGTGGAACGTTTAACCAGATATCAAACGGACGTTTCGCGCACACCGCTGGAGCACTTGGTGTAGGATTGACTATTGTTGGGAAAGTTACGAGCACCTACGCAACACCAGCACGCTCAGCACTAGCTGGAAGCACGAATATGACAGCAGTTACACCAGTTAATAGCGGGCAACCAGTACAGTTTAGTACAACGGGACCCGAGGGTACTGCAGCAAGCAGCCTGACAGCCGCCGGTTATTCACAATACCTAGTAACGCAGCTACAAACTCAGGCTTCTGCAACTGCTGGAGACATTGGCGACCAGACATTTACGCTGCAGTGGAACGAAAACTAGCTTATTTTTATAGAAAATAACAGAGGTAGTATGAAAATAAGGAATACAATCCTAGAATATCATTGGAAAGCCACGTTCTATGACGGGCATGTTATCGAGCAGCCTGAGGATGATAGATATTCTAAGCACGATGACAATAAAGAGCATAATCCATCGGCATTTCGCGATATTTTAGATTATCAAGTGGTATCGCCGGTGCGTTTATTTTCTCTGCATGGGAAAAACGGCGAAATCTACGCCGTAAACCTGGAAACAGCTGAGTTCTTCATAAACGGCAGCCGCATTTCGCTTGAGCAGCCAAATGAAATGCTTGTAAACCGAAAGTTAATATACTACCGCACGAAACAAGCTAACCTTAATACTGGAGAAGTATCTGTTGTGTCTTATAGTCTTGGGTATGAGGGTAAAATTTATGGAAAGGTAGTAAAAAAGGTAGTAACAATATGACAAACCCGACATTAGCTAATCTAGCAAATACTCTGACAACTTCAGTAATAGATGGAAACTCTGACCAGTTTACCATCACAGAAAACTCAAGTTATTGGTTTCCTGACCAAACGCCATTTTTCATCACTGTAACCCCATTTGGAGAACTGTCTACAATGGGAAACAGCGAAATTATGCTTGTTGAAAGCAAAATACCAGGAGCTAGCTTACTGAGAGTGCAGCGCGCCCAGAAAGGTACGAGCCGCAAAGCATTTCCGATCGGGTCAATCGTCTCTGCTGGTATTTATACCGACACTCAATGGGTTGGAGACAACATTTCGTTACCGACAGAAGCGCACCACAATACCGGCACTGCTGGCGGAACATATCGCCTGTTTAATCTGGGAGCTCTTAAAATAGCGTATGGTTCTACTGATGGAAAAACTGGCACTACTGCTCCGTATAGCATTAAGTTTCCTGCTGGCACTTTCTCAGAAATACCAGCGTTTGTCTGCAATATTCAAACCGCGTATGGCTCTGTAGGCGGGAATAATGTTATTGGAAATAATTGGGATCAGGCGAACCAAACAATGAGTGTCTATTGGAACAATACTACGGGAAATACTAGCGTTGGCGGCGTGGTATCGTTTATCTGCATAGGAGTATAAATGGCTCAGTTCATATCAGAACTAAATACTGGAGAGTTTACCCACCATATATATAGAAATGGCGATAGCTTGTGGACTGGCAATGACGCATATGGAAAGTTTTTATGTCTTGCAAAAACAACGCAAGCTGGAACGTCAATTGCGGGGTTTAATGCGGTAAACGGTGTCAATGATATTGAGATTGTTACAAAGTTTATATTGCAATCTGATACCGGAAAGCAGGGTATTCTAGCTGCAAGGTTCTCTGGTAATTCAGAGGCGACGACTAAAGGATACCAGCTATCTAATTCTGTCATTAACAATACCGGTACACTGGCGATAGACGAGGGTTCTACTGGATATGTGAAATGGGCTACAAATGATTATCATATCGGCGTGATGTACTGGGCGCGATTTAAGATACAAGGTACAAAACTTTGGGCGAAAAAATGGATAGACGGACAACCTGAACCAGGTTGGCAAATAGAAGCCGAGAATAACGTGGCTTCTACCGGAGCGTACAGTGGTATTGCGACATATGCTAAGGGAGGATTACGGTATTACTGGCTTGCATTTGGAACAGGAGGCGACCCCGCACCAAGAATGCGCAGTTCTACGGGTTATGTGTCAAACGCTAATATCTCATATCCGTTACCGCCCGACCACACCCCAGTTGGGTCGTATAGCGGAAGTTTTGGCGGCACAATCGGGTTTGGTGGCGCATTTGGTATGGGAGCTCTACCGAGCGCGCAGCAGATTAAAACAACTTACGCTGCTAACGCATTTATTGAATGGATAAAGAGTAGCAGTTATAAAGCTAACGCTTGTATAGACCATGTAAAATCAACAACATATAAAGCTAATGCTACATTAGATTCATATTATTTCCCAGCAAACACAACCTACAAGGCTAATGCAAGGGTAGAAAGGATTGAACAATCGAGCTATCGAGCTAACGCGTCGCTTGAGGCGCAGCAGCGTGCAACCTACATTACTAACGCTTTTATAGAATGGCAAAAAACACTCTCTTATAAAGCTAATGCCCGTATAGAACACATAGAACATATTACATACATAGCTAATGCACAGATTGAAAGCAGCAACGCAAATATCACGTATATAGCTAATGCAACCATACTGAAAATTGATGGAATATCATACATAGCTAATGCGGCTATTTCCAACCCTGTACCTGAAAAACAGCCCGCCGAGTGGCGCAAAGCTGACGAGCGCGAGCCCGCCGAGTGGCGCAAAGCTGACGAGCGCGAGCCCGCCGAGTGGACACCGATATACTACGATTAGTTGATACAATAAAACTAGGAGAACGCCTATGAAAACATTCACAAAAATGAAAGAGGACGCCGCAAATTTCTGCGGATTATACACCGACGCGCGCGAAATGACAAAGATTATTGATGATATCCAAACAGGCGTGAAGTTGTTTCAGAATGCTGCACGCCGATATTGGACACGCAAAGAGCGCAAGACTAATCTTGTAGCTGGTAAACAATATTACCAATTTCCGAGCGACATGATGAGGGTATCAAGTATTCGGGTAAAAGTTGGCGAAAGACTAGTACCATTAGAACCTGTGAACGGAGAGGATGTGTGGGACACCTTAAATAATTCACCTGCAAGCGGTACGCCGCAATGGTTCTTTATTAAAGGTTCGGATGAGCTAGGTTTATATCCTGTACCTACAAATGATGTTGTAGACGGCTTATTTGTGACATTTGAGCCGCGCATGGTCGATATGTCTATTGATGACGTGAAGCTTAAGGTAAAGGTAATTGAAAACAGCAACGTAATAGAGACTACGGGTACATTTGACCAGGATGTTACAAACAACTGCTGGTTTACTGTAACCGACGGAACGGACGGAAACTGGTACAAGATATCAAAATGGATTGATTCTACTCATATCTGGATTGACAACAATTATCAAGGACCTTCAGGCACAAGAGACGCGCTAATTGGACAGTGTGTTCAATTTCCTGAGGAATACCATGCTGCGCCGGTTCACTACGCTTGCCAACAATTCTTTACTCTCAGAAAAGACCTAGAGAGTGCGAGTTTCCACGGGCAGCAATTTGATAAATTACTACAGCAATATAAAGATGTGTATGGCGGTAAGCGCACTGGTACAGTTCTTGACCCGCCTTACAAGAGAAGAATAGCGCGTAACGTATTTCCTGGAATATTAGGAGGATAATATGGCAGTCGGGAATAGCGGCGATATCATCATAAGCCAAACATCATTCTACGGCGGTATGGGCACAGATAAAAAGATTGGCATAAAAAACAGTTATGCCGATTCAGAGTGCGTAGACGCCCGCAAAAACCCTAGCGTGATGACCGTTCTACCGGCAAGCCGCAAGATTACTGGTGAAATTAAAGGGCTAGTGAATGCGATGACACAATCGTTAGACGGTGTACGGTGGGCAATCACTACTAATGGTATTTTGTACAAAATCGATACTGAGAATAAGGTTACTGAAGTGGCTAAATTACCTCAATGGGTCGATGGGACGCGCGGGGATATTCTATATTACCAGCCTACTGATACGATATACATTACTGGGAACGCTACCATATATTCATATGGCAAGTTAGCTAAAACGCCGGCAGTGAACGTGGTAACACCAGACTATAGCCGTTCAAACTGGCTATCGTCTATTCTTACTAAAGATAGAAACGGCAAATGGGTGGGAACTGGTACAAACCGCTGGACATTCAAAAACGGTTCATCAGGTTCGTATACCGTAAAAACAGCGTTAAGCGAAGCAGACGACGATAAGTGTATTTTAACCGCCGATGACTCACCGATTATTACGATTGAGGTGATGTTCAGAAGCAAACCGCTTAGCGGAACTGTAACCATGACAATCCACAACCAATTGAATGAGGTAGTAGCTACTTCCGATGTGAATGTAGCCGATATTGTTGTAAATACAAAAACAAGGTTTCTATTTAATCAGGTTGAACTGCGTTCATACGCTCAGGAAGGTATGGAATATCACATTCACCTGCACGCAAACGTATCAGGATTGATATGCGATACCTACGAAAGCGGCAAATTGTATGGATTGCACTTCTGGTTATACGGAGCACTACTACGCAAAACTCTGTGCGGTGTTTATCCGATGATACGCTCATTCACTGGCGATATTCTGATTGGAAATGGGCGAGATATTGTTTCCTGGCAACCAAGCGGCAGCAATAAAATCCTGGAGGAGACGTTTGAGTACACCAGAAGCAAGATATTCGTCTACTATGGAGGAGAAGTAACGAGCTTTTCCACCAATGATGAGTATGTAGTAATTGGCATTGAAACAGTAGGCGAAAATGGTTCGAGAACATTTCAAAGCGGTATGATAGCGTTTTGGGATTGCTATGCTGATGGTGCTAACTTTTCCATTGAAACACCGATGGGCGCACCAAAAAGCTTATATACCTATCAGAATATGACGTACACAATCATTGATGGCGCTATTTATGTATATACCGGTTCAAAAGCTTTGACTAAAATCCGTACCCTGCAAGATTCACAAAGCGAGTTCACTAGTGTAGCCGACGATACTGACATGTACACCCACTGCATGACGGCGCGTAGAGGTATTTTGCTTATGGCGTATCCAAGTAAGACTACTCTAACCACTATGCGCCATGGTATTTATAGTTATGGTTCGGTAGACAAAGACTATCCAAACAGCTTCTACTATTCATACGACCTACCTGGAGCAAATAAGTACAATACCCTTACAGAAACCCTAGAATTAGGCGGTACATGGAATTATGGAGACACATTATATTATTCGTTTGCTGTTCACAAAAACAACACGACTGAGTATGCAATAGTGATTGTGGATAATCATTCGTTACCAGCTAAAACATTCAAATATGAGGGTTTGATGTACGATGGCGGTATGCCATGGAAAGACAAAGAGGCGTTAAGAGCCGTAGCTTCGTTTGACCCATTGCCAAAAGGGTGCGAAATTCGTCTAAAATACAAGATAAACAACCGCGATTGGGTTGTTGATACAAGGAGTGCCAAAGAGGGCGACACAGAAATCTATTTTGAAATCAATAAGCGGTTCAAAGAGGTGCAGTTTGGTATTGAGGGGATAAATACTGGTACTAAAACACCGGCGCGTATTACTTCTGTTGGTATTAACGTTCGTGAATTGGGCGAAGAGGGGAAAATGCACCGATAATGGCTAATTCTGTATACGACCCGAAAACTGGAGACCTGGTGAACGAGCGCGAGCAGCTTAAAAAAACAAACCTCACCAAAGGCTTTAATGAGATTAACTATACTGACGTAAATCAATTGGCGCAGCAACCCCAAATAGCCCCGCGGCAAGTTCGTACCGGTGAAATGCGCGGCGACATGCAGTTACGCGGCGCACTCAAAGCGCAAGACCGTAACGGACGTATTGTTGCAGCGTTTGGCTTTTTGGGGAACTTGAAATGACGGTTGTTACTCAGGAAATGAAAAACACTATGCGGCAGACGCCGCTTTATGGTTTTAAGATTGCCAAACGCGGGTATGACGTACGATATGCTACTAGTAACCAGCTACTGTACGATTCAGCATTTCCACTACTGCAAATCGTGATGGAAACTAAAGATGGCGACTGGGAAGTAGCGAAAACCGGTGCATTTCCTAGATGGCTACAACATAATGGCAGTACTATGACAGTTTGGAAGCATATCCAGCGCAAAATGCATGGATTAGGCAAAGTGCCGATGATAGTACCAACAGGTATCAATGCTTACAATGCGCGAAACTCTGACATCTATTGGGACAGCATGTATATTTATTCGCGTAGAATATTCTATTCGCAAGCCGAGTACGATAACTACATAAGGCAGGGTGCGCCTGTGGACAACTACATGATATTTAATGTTGATATTACAACAGATGTTGAATACCCTTATGTAGATGACGGAATTGATACGGAATGGGGTGTTTCGTATGATTATGGATTTAAGCATTTCCTAACCGATAATGTTACAACAAACGACCCGAATGAATTAGGCTTAAATGCGAATATTCAATCGATGATGGTGGTGGCAGTGAAAGTAGCAACAAGCTCAGACCCAACAGTAGGACTATATACCCCGAAAGGAATAGACGCCGATAAACTGTTTCCGTTTTCGTATATTCAAGATAATAATGGTTTATGGAGTATGGGGGCACTATCTGTACAGAGCGCGAGTGGGTATATGCCGCCAACCCTAGATAGACCGTCTTTCCGATTGGATGGACAGACATTCGCGCCAAAGTGCTCATTGGTGGTAGTACGTGCCCCTATGCTAGAACCGGATAAGCAAGAACATAATATGAACATGTGATGAAGTTTCTACAGTTTTCAGGACAGCGATTAGACACAGGAATTGTACCAAAAAATGGGTACAAGGTTAGTTTTCAGATACGCATGAACTCAAGTTTAGGAGGAGACGCGCAACCGATATTTGGCAGCGGGAGCGGAGCAGATTCATTTTGCATGTGGTACGTACCAAACAATGCTACGCAAAAATATTACTGGAGAATAGACCACGGCGGATCATCAACTGGACTGATAGAAATAGACACTACTGGAGTAAGCGAGGACAATCCTCACATTACGAGCGTTTCATTTGGAAAAGTATCGACGATGGAAAATAAAACTGTTACCTCACCAGATATACAGAATGGCACATATTCTATTTGGATTGGTTCAGTGAATACCGCAGGAGTGCTCGACGCTAGACAGTGCAAATTTGATTTTGGAGAGTTTATTATAACTAACGAACAGGGTGTGGAAGTGTTTCACGGATTTCCTGTACAGCAAGGCAGCACGGAGTTTTCCACAACCCCCGCACCGGCTCATTGTTTTTGGGATGGAGTAAAAAGCAGGTACATGATACCAACCGGAGGAAATGGTACAGCTTGGTATAGTGATAGTGATAGTGATAGTGGCGTACCTAATACAGGAAGTACTATTATTCCATTTGCACAAGACGAATATGGCGCAATATCAATGGAAGAGGATGGTGTTACTATCGGAATGAACAGCAAGTACCGGTTATTTGGGGCAGATATTACAAGCTCAACTTCTCAATATAAGCAGTATAAGTTTACGCTTACCGGTTATCAGAATGAACCTGGCGCGTCATTTCCGCCATTCAATTACGATGGTCAATTTTATACGGGTCAAGACTCATTTACACGCGTGATAGCGGATTTTCCTACTGAATTAGACCCGAATACTAAAAAAGCTATTTTAGTGCAATTTAGCAGGTTTGGCGCAGGAAATTTGCAAGGTAGAGCACGGATGGAGTATCATGACGAAAGGACTAGCAGATATTACAACATACTGCTCAATCCAAATAATGTCGTCATTCCTAATGACATAAACAATAACCGGTCTAAGTTCTATATTGTAGAGGGAGCGTTTACAGACCTACCTTTACTAGCAGCCTCGACAATGTCTGCACAATACAGCACACCTGATAATTTTAATGGCGGAAGTTATCCGGCAATGTTCAGAGAGATACCAAACCTATTGCTCAGTATAACCACAACAGGCAGACTAGTGCTTAAATCGTACTTACCGAGCGAATGGGCGCAACGAGCGTTTAGATACCCTGGAATAAACGCCGTTTACCGTGTGCGCTGGAAAAGCTGGCTATGGTATCAAGGTGTTTCTGTTACTATTACGATATTAAATACCCCTTATAAGCTAAAATAAGACTATGGATTTTGCACAGCGTATTCAGGAAGCTCAGCAGTATGTAGACCAAGCGAAAGGTGCATACGACGCAGCGAAACGCGAAACCGGCATGGCACTGGCGGATTATAATCAGTCGTTTAATACACAGCCGTCATACACTTCGAACCTTGAAGCCGCCAAAAAACAAGCGGAGGATACCTACGAGGTAAAAACCTTAAAGAGCGAGTGGGAAGAAACCAAAGCCAAAGTTGACGCCATGAAACAGGAGATGGACAACCTTGGCACGTCTGTCATGGGAGGTTTTCGTTCATCCGGCGTGATGATGACGCAAAATCGTTATGAAAAGTCTTTGGAAAAACAAAATGCAGTATTATCAGCGCAGTTCAAGCAATATAATGCAGATTACTCTTTAAGCAAAACCCGCTACGAAACAGCCGTAGAGAAAACATTTAATCAATCGATTGACGTTGCGAATAAAGAGTACGACCGATATTGGAATGTTGTGAAAGCGAAGTATAACAAGTGGCAAACACTGGTTAGCGATGAGGAGAAAGCCAACGAGTTCTACTACCAGCGGCGTGCGCAGCTCAATGATATACGAAATCAGCAAGTAAGGTGGCAAATGCAGCAAAAGATTATGCAGTACCAGAGAGATATGGAAATTTGGAGGGATAACTTTGCCGCGCAGCAGCGCAATCAAACTTGGAATAGAGCGCAATCAAGCGCAACTTGGGACGCCGCCGAGCAGCGAAAAGAGAGCGATAGGCAGCTTAACTGGAATAGCATTAAAAATGCATTTAGCAGCGGACGAATGTCAGCAAGCCAGTTCCTCAGAGCGGTTGATTCAGGCGTGACAGCATAATTGCCCAAAGATTACTATTTTTTGCGTGGTAAAATCAGGGTAAGGAATTACATTTATGGACTTTGGAACACGAATAAACGAAGCGCGCAATCAAGCCAACACCAGCATGAATACGTACAATGAGTACGCTAAGCAGGCTCAAGCGAAACAGGGCGAGTTTGATACCGCTCTAAACAATTATGGCAACACAAAGTATGGCGACCGGCTGGATTCAGCGACGAACAAATATCTGAATACGGAGGATATGCAGAAATCGCGGAATACGTATCAAAACGCCCGCGCAGCCGTTGATTCATTAAACGCAACCATGAACCAACTGCCTGACACCATTACAGGAGCTTTTCGATCGAACGGTTTGATGATGAATGACGCGCAGCGCAACCGCGCTTTGCAATCCTCATACAATAACTACAATCGCGCACTTAACAATGCGTCGAACACCTATAACACCGCCTCAGAAATGTATGACAAAGACCGCGACGTAGGACTTCGGTTAGCATTGCAGCAGGCTCAGGGCGAGGATGCAGCAGAATGGAATCGCGTCGGAGCTCTACAACAAGCGTGGAACTCATTGCTCAATCAAAGAAACACTGCATACAGCCAAAACATTCAAGACCGCGGATTATTGGCAAACCAGTATGGTGCACGTGATGATTGGGAACTTAAACAACAGCAGATGGCGCTTGAACGATGGAAAGAGCAGCAAGCGAACCAGCGCGCAGCGAACCAGCTTGCTCTTGATAAATACCTTGGAAGCTTGAACCGCAGCTCGTCAAATATCCCTACACCAACAAACAATAATAGAACATATAATGCACCACAAAATACTGATACAAGACCATCTGGCGCAGCTATACGTCGAGCTTATAACAACAATTTTAGAAACAATGGCATAGGTGGTTATTTACAGAACTTCCTAGCGACACCAGCGATGCTGCTTAACGGAGACTTTTGGAGGAAGTAAATGTTTGATTGGTTATTTGGCACGAAAAGACAAACAAACTTCGATGATACGAAGTCTTTGTATGATAAATATAATGACGCTAACAGTTCTGCTAACGATTATTACAACAAGAATATCGCGAATGTTGATTGGAACAGTCTTGGTAGAGACGAGCAGATAAAGCGCGCAAATGAGTTCAATAGGCTAGACGACCAACGCTCAGCGCTTGGCGGACAGTACGATAAGACATACAATACTTACAATCAGGAAAACAAAGACCGTCAGCACGACTACTTTGGCAACGGCGTACTAGGGGCGTTACTGAATCCGGCCGCACAAACAGCAACTGCTATTGGCGATTTAGTTACCGGTAATTACGATACCAAAAAACGCGATGTGGCTAGTGATATCGGCGCTGGCGTGGAGACGGCGCTAGGACTTATTCCGTTTGGCGGAGGGCTGCTAGCAAAAGCAGGCGGCGGACTTGGTAAAGCTGGAGCGGCTATTAAAGCAGCGTCAGAAACAGTTCCAGGAATGGCGCTTAGTGGTGCTGGTATAGGCGCAGCAGAAGCGTATCGGCAAAAGGGCGGAGAAACTGAATTAGGCGATGCATTAAATCAAGCTGGAACGGGTGCGCTATTTGGTGGAGCGTTCCCTCTAGCGCAAAAAGCTGGCGGCAAATTTCTGGCTAAACGCGGTGCTGCTAATTATAATCCAGAGGCAGTGTATTCTGGACTGTCTCAAGTAGGCGTGACACCTCTACAAGCTGCCATGATGGCCGCAGACCCAAGCACTAAGACGTTGCAGAGCGTCGGTATGCATAATTTAATGCCTAAGACATTAGCAGGCAAAGCAGCCCTTGGTGGCGGTGCTTTGTTTGGCGGCAGCAAGTTGCTAGGCGGTCTGGGCGGCGGGTCGCAGCAAACATTACAGCAACAGCAGGAATCTGAATCAGATTCTATGAATCAGCTTGCCCGCCAGATACAACAGCAGTATGGCTATACGCCGAACTATCAAGGATTACAGGAAATAATGCAGCGTATGCAAGGAAGGAGTCAATACTAATGTTTGGTAGCGTATTAAATAAGCTATTAGGCAAGAGCGGCAACGCAGCGGCTCGTCTAGCGTCAGAATATGGCGATGATGCGTTGCGCAGTGTTGCCACAGAATACGGAGACGACGCAGCGCGAAGCGTGCTGTCTAGTATTGGCGATTCTTTAGCTAGTGGCGTCAAAAGGTCTAAAATAGGAGATGCACTTGTTCAGGCCTCTGATACAGGACTTAACGCCCCGTTATCTTTAACTAGAAAAGATATGAGAGAAATAGGTCCTGGCACTTACGAAAAAGTAGGCAAACTGCTTGATCGCACTGGCATGAGTAATTTAGAGGACTTACGAAGTTTTGCTAAAGAATTAACTGGTAACAAGGAATCGCGTGCGTATCTTGATGAGGTGACAGACGCTATACGTTCTAACCTTGGACACGGTAACAATGTTGATTTAAATGATCTCGGGCCGCAGATCCGAAAAGCGCGCGATAGCATGAGCAGTTTGGGCGGAGAATTATTCGACGAAGCCGACCCGATCGAAAAGGCTAATATTCTAAAGAGAATGTCCACCAATATAAAAAGGTCTGCTTCTGAAAATGCCGTTAGGGGCGAGGAGGGCAAATTTTATGGTAAGCTTGGGTCCCTGATAGACGAGAGGATTGATGCTGGCGTTGACCCAAAATACATTAATGAGGCTTACGATAACGTTAGCAATGAATTCTTATATCGGTCGCAAAAGGCTCTTCGCGAAGGAAATAAGACAAAAGCCGAGGCATACAAACGTCTAGCTAAAGAATATGCCGAGACGCCGGCCGAAGAGCGCACCATTGCTAACTTCCGTAGCTCCAAACGAGATTTTGTTGATCTATCTAAGATGTTAGAGAGAAGCGACAGATCCAAAGGTGGTGGTTCGTTTTCCAGGACAGTAAATCAGCTACCGGTGGTTGGGCCTGCTGCTGACGCACTGTTGTCTCAACCGGTAGAACGCGGAGCACAAAAAGCGGGTGAAATCATGCGAAAAGTTGGTCGTGAGTTTCAAGAGGGTGCAGCTCAAGAAAAGCTCAAAAAGGCAGCAGCAATTGGAGCTGGCGGCGCTGGCTTATTGGCGGCTACCTCTGGTGGAAATGATAAAAATAAGGAAACAAGCAATATCACAGGAGCTCCTGAAGCTAATGCAAGCATGTCTGGAGCCGCGCAAACTAGTACGGCAGATAAGTTATCGACGCTAGGCGGTGGTGCTGCTAGCGGCGACGGCGGCGAAATGACAGTCGGCGGTTATACCAGGTCGCAGCTCGAGGACGGTTACGTTAAAGCCTTGATGGCAAGTGACGCAAAATCAGCGCAGGCTATTGGCACTATCATCGATATGATGGATAAAAAAGAAGCTCGCGCGCTCAATGCCGAGAAAGTCAAGAAAAGCAGCGCCGCAGACAAATCAGATGCTAAAAAAGAAGCAGGATTGAAAACACTCAATACATTACTTAACTCGTACGAGCGAGGCGGCGGCGGTCAAGGTATTGTTGGAGGTACGCTTACTAACTTATTGAATAGTGCTACAGGCGGATCATATAATTCATCAGCACAAACTTATGCTACTCAATCGCGCGGTGCGGCAGCACAAATTATCAAAGCTCTTGGCGAGAGCGGTTCTTTATCTGATAGAGACATTCAAGCAGCTATGGACATGTTGCCGAAAAACACCGATTCTAAACAGGTGGCTCAGGAGAAGATTAACAACTTAATGGCGTTATTGAAACAATAGCAAAAAACGCACAAAGTATTGTAAAAAACATATGGTACGATGAATTTATAAGAGGATATAAGGAGTATTTAAGATGAAATTCTCAGAAACAGTACAGAATATCACGCACAGCAAGATATTGCCGACGATTGTTGATAATGTAAACAACTCAAACATTTTTACAGCACGTGTTACGAGCAATCCAAAAAACTGGAGCGGTAAATGCATTGAGCAGACAATACAGGTTGCGAACTCGACAACGGGTAAGTCGTTCAGCGGGTTGGACACGTTTGACACATCAGTAACGAACAACACGCGCCAACTCAAGTGGTATGTGAAAGCTTACGCGCAAACGGTTGTTATTCCTGGTATTGAGAAAGCAGCTAACGGCGTATCTGAGTCAAAGGTTATCAGCCTAGTTGCGAGCAAGATGGAAGAGGCTCAGAACTCGATGATTGACAGCATTGGTTCTCAGCTCTACGGTACGGGTATCGGCGGCGACCTCGAGGGGCTTGGCTTAATCGTAGATAACGGTACAGCAACTTCAAGCTACGGCGAACTATCGCGTGCAGCGTATCCGTCAATCAACGGTAGCGTTACAGCGGCAGCCAGCGGTAACTTGTCATTAGACTTGGTCAGCTCTGAGTTTGATAACGTCAGCGCAGCTGGTGATGGCAAACAAGCGCCGACGATTGCGTTGACGACCAAATCGGTATGGAGCTTGTTTGAAAAACTGTTGCAAAGCACCGGCTCTCTAAAGGGTTCGTATGTTGCAACTTCCGCGCAAGGTTACAACCGTGTGAGCGGCGGTACGCCAAACGGCGTGTCTGTACCGGCTACTGCTCTGAAAGGTGCGCTCGGCGTAGACGCTATCAGCTACCGGGGCAAGCCAGTGGTTGCAGACGATAAGTGTCCTACAGGTACGTTCTACTGGCTCAATGAGAATTACATGGAGTTCCGCCGCCTGTTGTCGCCTGACCTAAAAGCGGTTACTTCCCAGAACAAGGTTACTGAGGGTACATACGAAAGCAGCAAATACTCGTTCTTGCAGCTTCGCGACTTCATGAGCCCAGTCAACCAGTTTGGTGAAATCGGCGCATTCATGGTTCTTGGTAACCTGATTCACCGCCAACCGCGCCGAAACGGCAAGATTGTTGGTATTACCAAATTAGGATAGACGTGCTATACTATTAGGTTTGTCCAACAACCCAATCAAAACGACCCCCACCCGGGTCGTTTTGTTATTATGGATATATGGCGTATCGTAGATTAGCAATGAGCAGAAATAAGCTTATTGCAGCATATTATAGAGGCGGGCAAAAGCAACCATTAAGAGTTGTCGGCGAGCAATTAGGTGTTTCATACACCACTGTTCGTAACTGGTTATTGAAGTTTGGATTGTATGAAAGCGAGTGCATTAACAGAGGTAAGAAGCGTAAAAAACATTAGCGTTATTGACATCTGCTCGTGCATGTGCTACACTGAAAACGTAGCGAAATGAAGCTACAAAGTCAATTAAATAGAAAGGACTACAAAATGAGTAAAGACTCAAAAAAACAACCAAAAACAATAAAACTATCAACTCTCATCGTCGTTATCGGGGTGGTGATAGGATTCATTGCAAGTTTCGTTGCGGGCACAATGTTTGCTAATCACTATAATAAGACGGTTGAAACGCGGGCGATTGAGTTAGCGTCAAAAATCAAGAGCAAGAATCAGTAGCCGCTCTTGCTCGGGTGGAAACACCGGCTACACCAGTGCAGCAAGCACCATCGAAAGAAGCACCTGAACAACCAGAACAGTCAAAACCAGCTCAGCCTACCGGTTGTGAAGCCGTACGGGCTGAAGCAAGCAAATATAATTGGGACGTAGAAACCGTTGTGCGTATTGCGAAAGCTGAAAGCAATTGCAATACAAACAGAGTGGGCGATACATATCCTATTAACGGATTGCTTGCGCCTAGTTGCGGCGCAATGCAGATACGTACGCTTGCAGGTCGTCCTACATGCGATGAGCTAAAAAACTTAGCTATTAACATTGCATGGGCATATAAAATATCTAACGGCGGTATAAACTTCAAACCTTGGAGTGTGTATTTGTCGGGAAAGTATTTGAAAGTGTAATGACTAAGACTAAGACTAAGACTAAGACTCTTGCCGACTATAGGCACATAAAATGGACTATGCGTCGGCATAGAATAGGTAAATTCCTTATATATGAATGGAATATTTAGTCTTTCGGACGATACAAAATGACAACATCGTTATGTGTATCGTCTGGTAAGTCGAACTGGTACAAGAGGTCGGAAATATCGACCTCTTTTTTGATGCAACCCTTTTCTAAAAGAATGCTATGCGCAATTCGCGCAGCAAATAACTGATAAGCCTCAGAGATTATTTTGCGCAACTCTTTACGTGCGTGTTTAGAGATTTCGCCCTCCTCAACAGAATCAATAGCGAAGTCTAATCCGGCAGATAACAGTAGTATGTCGTTGATAATATCGCCTTTATAGCTTTTTACTCGCAATTCCTTAAACTCGCTCATGTTCCTCCTCTATAAGCCCATGTCTTTTTGCGTCTTCCGGATAATAATCAATAAAATCTTGGTTTGGCGTGCCGTCTGGATTATTTGGTTGAATCAAATCGTGGGCGTGCTCTTTTGCCATACGAGTAATCTTTCCGTCTTCGTAAATACCGTCAATCGTAGTGCTTGGCTTCTTTTTTTCAACCTTTTTATCAGGATAATACTTGCCGTTAATCAATACGCCCATATGTTGCGCCCTCTTTTATTTCTTCATAATGTTCGGCGCGTATTTGGTCGGGCGTTTTCATTTTTATAATCCCGCCTCCTGACGCGCCTGGTAACCGATGGCTATTGGCTAGTTTGAACGGATCGGCAACAGTACCCTTATTTTGTAGGCGTTTTTGGATATCGTCAACAGTATCTTTAACCTCTTTAATCGCATTCTGCTGAGCTTCAATAAGCTTTCGCATACCTGTCATTGTAGACGCCCAAATAAAGATTAGTTCAAAAACGATAATGACGAGTAGTGCAATGACAAGGTTCATGTTACTCCATATCCTGCGCAAACGGTAGTGCGCACTGAACAGATAGCAATTGCGCAGCAACTGAGTGAGAATTTATAACCGCCTCCTCGATAGCCTTAGCACTATCAACGATACCAGCAAACACAACATTACTTACTCTTTCATCTGTTTCAATATTTATGCCTTCGTGAATATTGAAACCAGCAGGATCTAAATCGGTAAGTAGCTCAAACGGCTTTTTGAGGTATTCATCGCCAATATCCCGCAAAAAGGCGCCGCCGCCTGGAAGTACGCCATATTCATATGCGGTTTGTGCCGCGCACACGGCGTCTTCAATGCGCAGTTTCAATTCTTGGCGTTCAGCTTGTGTAGCAGCCCCGACAGAAATGCGCACAGTCTTGCCTGTAAGTCGCTCTCTGCGGTCTGAGTCGTCAATTGACGAAATATACGTCTGAAGTCTTTCGGGCGTCTTACAGCCGTTAATTGTGGTCTCAGACAACGTAATATTCACAGACTCAGCAGTTCCAGCGTATTCTCGTACGCTAAAATCATCAGCATTGCCAGTAAACTGCTTGGTTGAGGCGTACATAGCGACATCATTCATGAATGCGTCGCGCCCAGCGGCTGGCGGCTCTACGACAGCGATATTCAATGTTCCTTTAACTTTATTTGCAACGATTGTCTCAAGTGCCTGTCCAGAAACATCAGCGATTAAAATGATCGGCGTGCGTTCGGCGTTAATCAGCTTATCAAGTACCGGAAGTATTTCCTCATTCTTTTTGATAAGTTTCGGCATAACAACAATCGATGGGTTTTCGTAACGTGTTTTTAGTGCCGTTAAATCATCAGCTAATGCAGGCACTCTTAAACCTTTTTTGAATGTAAATCCATCTATGACCTCTGATGATACGAGGTTTTCGGGTGTTTCAACAACAGTAACGCTTCCGTTTTTGCCAACTGTTTCTATGGCGTCAGATACTAGTTCACCAATCCCCTCGTCACCAGCAGAAATACGTGCAACTTGCTTCAAGAGTTTAGGCGTGCAATCTAGCTTAGATGATCTAATTCTTTTAGTAATCTTATCAACCTGAGCAGTTATCTCTTTTTGAATTTCACGAGGTGTTAATCCTTTGTCTTTCCACTCATTGTACACAAGCGCAGCTAGAATAATAGTTAATGTGGTTGAATCGCCGGCGTTTCGGTTCGTTTTTTCGCTCGCCTGCCTAACGATAGAGATAGCAGCGTTTTCAACTGCGTCGGCTACAACAAGATTGCTCACATTCGTAATACCGTCATGAGAAATAAGCGGTTCGCCGTATCTATGCTCGATTAGAACATTTCCAGAGTTTGCACCGTACGCCGCAAGCGCGACATTGTAGATAGTTGCTATTCCGGCTTCAATGCGTTCTTGGACATCGTTACCAAATAATGTCTCTCGTACTAGGTTTAATTTAGGCACGTTGTATCCCCCTTAATTCTGTTAGTTTTACAAAAACGTATTCGTTATCCAGATATTTAATCGGGTCGCCATCTTCATAAGGGGCGAAATAAACAATTGTATTCTCTTCATTCCAAACCGGTACGCCGGTTTCGTTTTTTGCGATTAAACGCCCCTGAGTTCGCCGCGCAAAGGTGTCTTTTTCAACAGTTAGCCCAGATTGGTACTCATTGTTTAGTTTAATTAGCGCGTAGCCTGGTAGCGGTTCAAGATTCATTTTGCCCTCTCTTTTAACATATTTTTCAGTATAGCAAATTTAGAAACCAAAATACAGGCTCTCAGTAGCCTGTATTCTTGGAAAAATCAGTGGAGTTGGGATTTCCATGTGCAGCTTAGGAGAAAGGACTAACTAAAACCTAAACTGCACTTTCACTATAGCACAAACTATAACGATACGAAAGCCCAGAAGTACGCGTTAGCCGGTACAGCGACTTCAGCAACTCCAACTTCGTCGTTAGCCGTTGTAACAACCACGCCGCAGAACTTATTGGCTTCTAGTTTCGTTGCAGCGCCTTCTGCGACCGGAGCGTCAAGCTTGTCAACGAGAGACACTGTACCGTCTTTCGCAACGCCGCCTGCTAGATATTTAGCGCTATTGACCGTAAACAGGCCATCCTCGAATGCAGCCGGAGCTGATACCGTCGCAGCTGTTGGGACAAGGCTATCCGCTACTTGCAGCGCTTCTTTAGTCGTAGACGTAACCGCAGCCGTCGCGCCTGCTTTAACTTTCGCGCCAGCCGCTAGAGCAGTTGCGCCATTCTTTGCATAGCGATATACGCGACCGTCAGCCGTTTGAGCTTTCTGCCCAAGAGTACCTTGTTTGTCAGTTGTAACGTCATGGACGTCGGTTGAAGTGAGTGTTGCCACGCTTGTGTGTGCCATATCAATTCCTTTCGTTTATTATTCTACCTCTTATAGTATCAGGTATTTTTTAATTTATTCTGAGTTTGTTCAATCATTTTTGAACTACTCTACTCTTTAAAGAGTATATCTATAACTTAAAGTATTATTTAAATAACTATACTTATAGAAATACTTATACTCTTTAAAGAAAATAACTAATAAACCTATAGTTTTACTCTTTAAAGAAAGAGACTGAAATTTATTTGTTTAACAGAGGTAATTCTGAAAGTTAAACGGTACAGTTTGACATTAAATCGGGGGGGGGTATAGAATAAAAGTAATTGTAAACAGCTTAAATCTCAAAGGTGTTTACAATTAATGTCAACCGTGATAGTATAGGAAGTGAGATTTAAGCTGTTTACTCCCTATGCAAATAGGGAGTATATTTTTGAAAACACCAAATCAAATCGCAAAACACCAATCGCTACCAAAATTCAGGTCGCTATTGACCTGCTTTAATCGATTGCCAAAAAACATACAATCACTAGTGTTAGCCGGCGATAATTTCAAGTTCTGTCCGAGGTTTAGAAGCGTCTGCATGAAATTAGAGGACAGAGAAATAAACGCTATCGCTAGCCTCTGCAATAATCCAAAAATTAAGAACAAAGGAAAGTATTTCGCCAAGATTGTCAGTAGAAATAACCTAGAGGGAACTCTTACGTATGTAAGGCGGGTTTTGAAGCGAAATATAGAGGCGATGAGGTATCTAGCGCAGAAGATTACTACCGAGCAGCGCACCTTGTGCTGGATGGCTGATAAGATTTCTGGCAAATATTCCATGAAAAATGTCGTGGATATGGTTGAAATTGCCCTCAAAAAAAAGCAACCCGATAGATATTTAATAGGAATTTTGAAAAAAGGCTATGTTCCATATCAAAAAACTTGTTGACAAACTGCTCGTGCATTGATACAATGAGAACATAAGCCAACAGAAAGGACGCTAACGAATGTATACAAACAATAACGCAGAAGATTGCGCTGACTAATGGCTAACCGTGCGCTTATTAAAAAGCTTGATAGAGTGTTCTCTCAGTACATTAGGCTCAGAGACTCGCATAATGGAGTATTTACTTGTTGTTCCTGTGGACAATTAAAGCCATACGAACAAGCCGATTGTGGACATTTCATAAATAGGCGATGGATGGCGTTACGCTACGACGAACGAAATTGTCATGCTCAATGTAGAAGTTGTAATCGATTCGATGAAGGCAATCAAGTAGGCTACACACGATTCATGTTGAAGAAATACGGTGAGGATACTGTAGACCTACTAGAATCCATGAAAATTCCATATAAGTGGACAGACGGCGAATTAGAGTTACTGATTAAAGAATATAAAGCTAAGGTTAAGGAGTTGAAACATGACCATACCAACTAAAGACCGTACAAGAATAGAAGTATTTCTAGCCGCCATGGGAATCATCGGTGTTATCTGGATTGTCTGGGCGATACCGGTAGCGGCGCAAATAATAGTAACGTTCTCATTAGTGTTCATACTGATTGTACTAATCATGGATACGATGAATTATTTGGAGGATGGCGATGATTAAGAAAATAACTCTACTGAAAATATTTGTCTACACAGAAATGTTATTCACATTAATCGCAATAGGTTATGTAGTAGAAAATGCTATTAACGGAAACTTAGCGATGGCAATGCTCATGCTAATCGTAACGGCAATGGGCGCATACGCGTCAAAAAGCCTTGTAGACGCCCTGAATCGCGAAAGATACAAGAAAGGAGACTGAAATGGGCTCAAGAGAGGGCGGATTAGCTGCTGCTAAAACACTCAAACAGAAATACGGCGATACGTTCTACGCTAATATCGGTAGAAAAGGCGGAAGCGCCGGATCGGCGGGAAAAGGTTTCGACCATCCAACGATTTGCAACTGCACGCTCATCCAAGGCGCGCATAAACTAGCGAAATGCCGAGGCAAGTTAGGCGGATTGAAGTCGCGCAGAACAGGTATCGCGAACGGTGAAGGTAAGTATAATCGCTCAAAAATGTAATGGAAAACCCGATAATTTTAACAATCGTAAAGGAGATGTAAAGAAATGACGAAAAAGTATAAACTTCTAAAAGACCTACCGACATTCAAAGCGGGGGACGAGTTCTTCCTTTCAAATAAAGGAAATCTGGTGGCAGGAACGCCAGAAAACCCAGAAACTATTACAACCAATATTTATGGCGTAGACAGGCCTGTCGACCTTATTGCTTATTCTCAAAAGACACTTGAGGAGTTCCCGGATATTCTTACAGAGTGGTTCGAAGAGGTCAAGGAATCTACAGACAGTATTCACTGGGAGCCTAAACGGGGTGATAAATGTTTTATTCTTGAAAATGCCAACATAAGACCAACAGTTTACACTGCAATGCTACGTGATTACAACGCCTGGCGCGTTGGTAGAGTATTTCGTACCGAAGAAGAATGTGAAAAAGCCCGCGACCGTGAACTAGCCGAAGTTAGACTACGCCGAACGTCAACTTTTACACCAGACTTTGAGAACGGCAGAGGCGGGTGGTTTGTCGCCTACAACCACCTTGAAGGAAAGCTAGAGTACTTTCAGTGTTCATGGCAAGATGCAGGTGAGAGTGTGCGCTATGAGACTAGAGAAGACGCTGAAAAATCCATCAAAGAAAATGAACGAGAATGGAAAATTTATTTTGGAATTGAGGAAGGAGAAAAATAATGTCAGCTGATAAATTCAAAGTCGGTGATAAAGTCAGAGTTCGCAAAGGGCTTGTCCTAGATAAGTATTATGGTGGTGTGCGTTGTGATAGCACTATGGCAAGAATGGGCGGATGGTTGTTATTTATTAAGTTATCAAGATGACCACAACTCTACGTGCTCATGGTATACTGTGGCTGATCTGAGCAAGTACGGATACCAACCCGTTGACCCAGACGCTTCAGAACTTACCATTGAAATTGAGGGTAAAAAGTATAAAAAGGCTGATGTTGAAAAGGCAATTAAAGACCTAGAGCCGATTGATTAACCAATGACCTGCCATATGTCAATAAACTGGGCGCACGTTAACATCATACGTACACACTAGGTCGCCCACAAGTGCCTTGAGCAAAGCATTCTGAGACAACTTGAGCGAAGTGGTATCAGCTGTATCCATTCTTGCAAGACTAGCCTCCGCGCTCACGGAGGGGCTGAGACGAGATTGTGGGCAGGCTTGTGTGTATGTATTTCAACCGCATAACTGGTTGGCTATATAAGTGGCTCTTGAAACAAGTCTGAACAGTGGAAACTAGAGCTAGTCGTCGCTGTCATAGTGTGCGGATGTGACTATACGAGTACTGAAACGGCGCTACAGTAGCATTATTGCTAACGCGTGAAGGATGGCAGCCTCTCGTCAAATCATCATCTTATATAGCCAACCAGTTATGCGGTTGAACCCGTAGAACGTTTTATCTAAAAAAACACGCTCTACGGGTAGAGCCAGCAAAAAATAGGCTAGAACTTTAAGAAAGGAGTTAAAGACGCAATGAATTATATTGTAACCAATAAAGATGGAGCAGAGCTTTACTGTTTCCTCTCGACTAACGAGCAGGAAAACCCGTATACCGCCTTTATGTGGTGTAACAAAGAGCCGACCGAGGAAGATTTACGCGAATACCTCACCCTCCATGCTGGTGAAGAGCTTGCCGATATTCTATTACAGAATGAGTACAAACTATTCCAAGTGTCCGCCAATGAGCTCGAACAACATGAAGAATACTATGTTCTCCGCGGAAAGGGCGTCGAGCTACCAACTGAAGACCTCTGGTACGAGGGCAGGATATTCCTGTACCGAGAACAGAACGCTTTACACTATCACTCGGAAGAACGAGTACGAGAAGCTGCCAGGAAAGTCCTTGCTCAACCAAAGAAGCTTGCTGAGCTTAGTTCATTGATAATAGAGAAGCGAAACACGCGTACCAATACGACCGAGATTATCGAAATTATTGAAATCACTCCGCCTACAGTCAAAAAACGGTACTCTCCAGAAGAACGAACGCACGACCAAATAAAGCTTGGTATGGAGTATAAAGGTCAACGAGCATACTTCATCGTAATAGCCTGTCCAGCATGTCATACGAAGCGGTTTGTTGGGTATAAAGTGGAGCGATAGAAATGACCCTAGTGGGTGGATAATCGTTGGCGGGTTTCTACTCGCAGTCGCATTATCTTGTTATGTTTTCGTTTATTTACCTAGTAAATATTGTTGACAAACTGCTCGTGCATTGATACAATGAGAGTACTAGTAAATGAAAGGATTAAAATGGAAGCAGTTCAAGGCGAAATAGTAAACGGCGAGCTCACTCAGATATTGAACGAGCAAGGCGTTAAATTGGATAACCAAAAAGCACTCGTTGAGGTGTTTGGGGGTCCGTTTCAAGAAGTTGGCGAAATTCTTGCCAACTATAAATCAATCGAAGTAACTGACGTTGCTCAAATTAAAGAGATGGCGCAGGCTCGCGAACTTCGCTTAAAACTCAAGAACGCCCGAACAACAGTAGAACGTAAGCGCAAAGAGCTGAAAGAGGAATCGCTCAAAACTGGACGCGCAATCGACTCAGTTGCGAAATTTGTAAAATCTCAAATTGAACCGGCTGAGAAATACTTGGAACAACAGGAGAAATTCAAAGAGTTGAAAGAGGCTGCCGAAAAAGCTGAGCGATTAGCAGAACGCACGAAGCTTATCTCTGAATTAGCAGATACCAGTTTGTATGATTTAGAAAATATGGAAGAACAAACGTTCCAAAACTTACTTGTTAAACTCAAAAAAGAGCGCGCTGAAAAAATTGCCGCCGAGAAGAAAGCCGAAGCTGAACGCCGAGCCGCAGAGCTAGCTGAAATCGAACGAAACCGGAAAATCGCTGAAGAAAATGCCAGGTTGAAGAAAGAAGCTGAAGAACGCGAAGCAAAAGAGCGACAGAAATTAGAGCGCGTCAACCAAGTTATGAATCTTGGAATGAAATGGGACGACAAAAAAGCTGCTTATGTGTATAAGGAGCTGGAAATATCAGGCGATGATATCATCAACTTTAATACTGTGAAGTGGAAAGTTGCAATTTCCAAATTAACTGATTTGGTTGAAAAGGATAAAGCTGCTGAAGTTGAACGATTAGAACAAGAGCGTATCAAGCGTGAAGAACTTCAACGTATTGAGGCTGAGCGTCAAGCTAAGGAAGCTGAGGAGCGCGAACTTCAACGCCAAGCACTCTTAGCACCAGACAAAGACAAGATCCGCGCTATTATACCGCAGTTGAAAAAAATCCAGGAAGACCTTCCAGCCACGAAAGACGAAAAAGCTCAGAAATTGGTTAAGGCAATCGATACGACGATGAATAAAGTTATCGCTTATATTGAAAGCAATTTAGAAAATATTTAAGGAGACATATGAAAATTAAAGTAGTCGACAAAAGCAAACCCAAAACAATTAAGGTTACAAAGGGCGACAAAATTCGTGCGACGCTTCTAAAAAAAAATCCGAACTATTTCAGCGAGATCGGAAAATTAGGCGGTAAGGCTAGCACTAGCAGACCGCTTAAAAACAATCCTGACCGAGCACGCGAATTAGCTAATACACGGTGGAGCAAAAAGTAGCTCCACCTCTGTTATTTAGGAGTTTTCCACAATTTCATGAAAAATCTCCTCAGAAACTATTGACTTATGCAAGCGCGTTTGCTATACTTATAATATAAAGTTAAATGAAAGGACTATAGAATGAACACTCAACAGAAATTAGACTGCGCGACAAAAACACTTCGAAAACATATCCTAAAAAACTTAGAACAAAAGATAGATAGCGCAATATCTTCGCAGAAGTCGCGAAATGCTTGGATTGGCAATAACATTCAATATTTCGCACTAACTATGTTTGTTGAAGAAGATTTAGAAACTTTTGTAGAAACTGCTTTGGAATGTTGGGATATCCAAAAAGATCATCATGATGAAATGAGACATATGCTACGAGCAATTATACTATCAGAATTTATTGCTGGAACTGAAAAAGCTGGGCGAGTTATTGAAAGCTTAAGCCACGACCGGTTTAACGAAGAACATCGAAAAGAATGCAATGATTGCAGAGACGCCTATAACGATTTTCTACAGGAACAAGAAGAAGAATCAAAAAAGGAGGACGAGTAAATGCGCGAAGTCTCGCGAGCTGAACTACTAAAGGTCAACTCGGATCTAACTACTGAGCAGATCCAAAAGTTTTTTACAAGTACACCAAAAAACAAAATTAAAATTCGTAAAGGTAAGGGCGGAAATAAGTGGAAATATGTCAAAGGTTCATACGTAACTCAAGTCTTAAACTCTCTGTTTGGATTTAACTGGAGTTTTGAAGTTCTAACTCCTATTGAAGAAGCCTTAAAAACTGCCGGAACTGGGACTTTGGTAGTTCAGGGTCGATTAAAAGTTAAGATTGGCAATGAGTGGATAACAAAAGAGCAGTTTGGACGCAAAGAGATAGCTTTTCTAAAGGGCACAAAAACCCCGCTTGATTTTGGTAATGATATGAAAGCCGCTGCGACTGACGCAAAAAAGAAGTGTGCGAGCGAATTAGGATTATTCGCAGACGTTTATTCTCAGGACGACTTCTTTGAAGCGGAAGTTGTTGATGAAAAAGCTGAATTAGACGACAAAAAAGCTGAATTGCTCAAGAAACTGGAGAAAACTGATGAAAATAATTAAATTATCACAATCTGAAGATAGAGATGCATGGTTAGAAGAACGCCGCTCTCGAATTATGGGTACGAAAGCCAAATCTGTTCTTCCGTTAGAGCGAAAAAAAGACGGCTCAACAACTCCATCAGGCTTTTGGGAACTTCTAGCCGAAAATATCGCAGTCACTTCAGACACCAACGCTATGCGCCGCGGACATGAAATTGAGAACGAAGCAATATTATCGGCTGTTGCCATGCTGGATATGAATCCTGAGACTGTCGATTTGGATCCGGGCATGTGGCTATCGGACGAGAACGATCATATCGGCTCATCCCCGGATGGCGCTGAAAAATCAGACAATCCGACATTCGTATTCGAAGCGAAATGCTTCGACAGTGCCAAACATATTAAGACAATTCTATATGATTTAATTTGTCAGAATATTGATAATCCGGATTTCATTAAAAACGTACCGCCTGAATTGATCGCATGTATGTCGGATATTCCGAGTGTTTATAATCCGTTAAATTCAGTGCCGAAAGATAACCGGGCTCAGGTAATTCAGTATTTTATAACTAATGAAAATCAGGAAATCGTATATTTCGTGCTTTATGATGATAGAATTGCGATCGAAAGTCTTGCAACTCACGTCATCACTATTCATCGAGCTGATGTTGAGGGTCAAATATTAGCACAGAAAGACGCTGAATTGAGACAATTAGCTAAAGTTAATCAGATATTAAAGTTTTTGAAAGGACTATAAAATGAAAATTGTCATCCGATGGAATAACGTGTCCGACAATGAGATGGGACACCGGACTACAGTTATCGAACACAATAAGAACAAAAAGACCTCAGCCGAGTTACTCGTAGGCTGGCTGACCGCTAATAATAGAAAGTTAGAAGACGTTGTTATTCATGACATATCAGTTAATAGTTTCGCTCAATCCAAGGCTGGTAAGAATTCGCGGAAGAACGTCGACAAAGCTAAGGCTACTGAAATGGCTCGCAAAGCCGCTCTTGCTCGGTGGAATAAGAATTGAGCGCTACTTTTCCACAGGCTTAACAGTGGCGATTAAAAAATCTCGAAAAATCTCTGACTTTTTTGGTAAAACGTGTTGACATACGGCAACACGTTTG